GATTTATCCATAGCGTCTTGCGCAGATTTAGCAGCGCTAGAGAACCTACCTTGACTATCGCGCAATCCACCCGTAGCAGTTGCTAACTTTGCGGCGGCATTTTCGGCCTTAGCAGCACTTGCGGCAAAAGACAGTAGTTTTTTATCTGCCTCTGTAGCCCCTGTAAGAGTTACCGAAGCACCAAGAGCCGCTACATCAGTCATTCGCCACGCCTCTTTTTTTCGATAGCCGCAACCGTCTTGCCCATTTCAACACGGTAAGCACGATCCATTGCTAATAGTGTAGCACACTCATCGCGGCTTGGGTATTTATCGGGCAACCAATCGACTATCTTATCAGGCGTTAATGGCTTATCATATTCACCGATATATGACCGCAATTCCCAAAACCAGTTGACTAAATACCAATACGTATTGTCAATTGAATTGTCAGGTATTCTATGCGCCGCGCCCGCTAATGTATACCGCTCACGCAACGACATACCGTTAGGCGCGTTACCCATTGGGATGCCGTCTAGTATGTCGAATTTAGCGTGAACTGTTACATGATTAACGCATTGCCGCGTTATTTCTGCGTAAAATTTGCAACGTTAGCCGCCCCGGCATAAAGCAGATCAACGACCCATTGAGTGTTTTCGTGATCAACAATTGCGGCAATGTTTTCAGGCGTGAAGTCAGGGTCTTTACCCATGTCGCCAAAAGAGTTTCCATTCCACTCCCATCGCGTGATCGACGCAATGATTTTAGCGCGCTCAATAGTTTCGGCAGCATCAAGCATATCGCCACTAACAGCAGTTGCGCCGCTAGTTAGTTTTTGTGCCATTAACTCATTACGCCCAACGCGTTCAATCTTTTGAATACTACGAGACTGCAATGATTTAACGTAAAACACAACGCCTTTATTATCGACGTCTGGTTTTACGATAACAACAGGAAATTCAGCGTCATAAACGACGCGCTTAGACAAATCCATATTAATCCCTCCAAGGATTATCGGGGGTTATTGGCCCCCGTTTAGTTGGTTAGATAGCTTCAGGGGCCACCCAGATAGGACGCTGATTAAATGCAAGCGAGAACGTCAGGTTTACGAAATCTTCGCCCCCGCCGCCTGCATCACCACCGCCACCCACGAAGCCGCGCGTATATCGCACCGTGTTAGTGGTAGTAACAGGGTTAGGGCTATCAGACAATTCGGACTTGAACGCATATTGAATGCGCGACTGTGCCGCTGCAATCATAGCCGCATGGCCCGCGTCACCAGCGGTATAGCCCACTACCAATTCGCCGTCAGTCACGTTAGCAAAGCCCTTTTGCTTTTGCGAAACGTCAGTTGACAGGTAGTCCTGCGAAATAATATTGTCTTCAACCGCCATAGCTGGCGTAGATACGACGTTTGGCACTTCTACATAAGTAAGCGCTTCGTAAGCGGCTTGGGCTAGATCACTAGTCACCGCCGTTGTGGATTTGTAAAACTTACCGCCCTTGTAGTTCTGCGCGCTCATATGCTTGCCTCATGAAAGCCCGCAATGGGGCGTGAAAATAACTGTTGACAGTATAGCGCGGGCGGTGTATTGATGCAAAAGAGGCGCAAAACATAGGAGTTGCGGGAATGACGTTTAAAGTTGGTGATCGTGTTGTGGGTAATGGTAATGGGTTTAGTCATCGGATTGGGGATATCGGAACTATTGTAGGACTTAGCAAAATCCAAACGCATATCTTATGGGATGATACAGACCTCGCTGCATACGTTAATATTGGCGGCATTGACCTAGCCCCGCCAATCGGAAAACCCATCACTGAACTGAACCTGCAAGTCGGTGACGTTGTGATTGCTACGGATGGTGATTTTGCCCAATATGGTGAGTTTACAGTAACGCGGATTTCAGATCATCCAATGTTTGAAGGGTGGGCTAAACTACATAATCCAGAATATGGCTTCGGGCACTTTGGCGGTCAAAACAGCCTATGGCAAATCGTACCCCGCGCCGCCGATGCCAAACCGCCCCGCAAAATGCACCCAGATGATTTTGTAAACGCGGTGATGGAGTTTGCGGCTTATAATGGGTTTGCGCTTAATAGCTTGAAATACCATACTCCACTAGGCGCGACTTATATGTGGAGTATGATCAACCAACCGCCCGCCAACTAACCGCAACTGGCAACCGCATAAACCCGCCGTCACGATAAGCAATAGTGACGGCGGGTGTTTTTTCAACGCGAACAAACCCGCCTAAAATCATATCCTTAGTAAACCATGCGCGGATTTTACCCGCAACGCCTAAAACCTGCGAATGTGTCCAACTAAGCGGGGCCATAATATCAAGCATAAAATCACCCGTGTAAACATCATCCGCATCCGACCCGATATAAACCCGATCATTGCCGAATTTAACGTCTGTTACTAGAATAAACGGCACAGTTACATCGGGTGGATAAACCTGCCCCGGATACACAACTGCAATTCCACCCGGCATAGCTGCAATCCTAGCCCGCAACGCCTCATAGATTTTAGCGTCAATTTGATCAATCATGATTTATTCCTAACCCGTGTTGCAGCAGCCCGCATGATCGAAACGAATTGTTTTGACGTGCGCGCAATCCAATATTTTCCGGCCTGACTGTAATAACGTCCTAAACTATCAACGCCAGTGAACCCATATTCTTGCCGCCTAGCATATGGCGCACGATAACTAATAACAACCCTATCACCTTCGCCCGCGCTATCAATCACGGCGTTACTATCGGCTAAATTATATGCGCTACCGTATTCTTTATACGGCCCCGCCATAATAGCCCCCGCAATGCTAGTCTGCTGCGACGCCCGCAGGTTTCCAGACAAGATAGGCGCATTAGCCTGTAGTGCCGCCGCGAAGTCTTTCAACCCCTCGTGATAAGCCTCTTGACGCTTGACCTGTGATTTCTTCACAAACGCATTGACTGAATTACTAAACCCGCGAGTGGTCCCGACAGTTCCATTCACGCGCGCCATGCTAATACCCCCGCGCGGTCAATCGAATAATCAGCAACACATTGGCAGTTAATCAGGTGTTCAGCCCCCGCGCCATAAGTCGTATCGTGCGGCGTGATCATAGCCGTGCCGTCATTTAACACAAACGGCAACGTTAGCCCACGAACCTGACGACCGTTCATTGCAACATGCGAAGGGCGGTCTTTAACGCCCCGCCCCGTATGGTTCCAAGTGCGAATAACAAATTGTTCAGGGATGCCTGTTTTTTCTAGCGCCTGTTTCCAAGCCTCATATTTCCCTTCCTCAATTGCTCGACTAGCCTCAGTCCGTGCAATTGTCAAGCCCCTAGATTTCAACAGCTTGTCAGAATACTGCGACGCGATACGATCAATCTGCGCCATAGTTAGTGGCTTACCATCGCGCACGGACGCCTTGATTAACTTATCAAACCGCCGATCTCGCTTGGTATAATCCAACACCCGCTTAGGATCGGATGCCAGTGCCGCGCGCATGTTATTAACCCAAACGCGCTGTTGCTCTGAAATACCGATAACACCGCCAATACGTTTTCCGTCATGCAATCGACCAATTAAATCGGTCGCAATCCGATCACGACTACGCCCGAAAGCGTAACCATCTGCAATCGTATTCCGAACGTTTGAAATTGCCTCATTCGTGATATTCGTGATTTTAGTACCAATAACGTTACGTGCATATGTTTCAACACGCGGCGATAGCGTATTAAATCGAATAACTACCCGTTGCCCGTTTTGATATTTAAACCGCATCCCGTCCGCAGTATCAATACCAGACTGCCCATAAATCCTTAACAGCTCTGCGCGGTATTCGTTAAAAGCCGCATCCTCAATATTCAGGACGTTAATAACCGCATCAGGGCCTATTGATAAGGCCCTTGTTATTTCAGCAAGACGCGCCGAGTTTGTTATACTCGCCACGCCTTTCAAGAATGCTGCGGATAATGTCGTCATTTATCTAACGGGCCTACCTGATTGCTTGGGGTGGATAGCTCTTGCCAGATCAAGCCGATCATGCCGGGTAACTGAAACTTAGGAATATTTCCGCCGTGCCAGATGTTAGCGCCGCAACCGTCAAGATGGTAGAAGATGCGCCTGAAACGTTTTGATAGAAGATGATATGCTGATCACCGTTGTCGGCAAAGGCAATAGGCTGTGACGTAAACGTCACATTGTTAAACCGCGCCGATGCCGTGCCAATACAGAACCCAGCCGACCTTACAGGGATAGGCAGGCCGCGAATGTAGAGGTTATTCCCGGCAGTCAGTCCCGTTGTGTTGATCCCCACAATCCGTAGGGATACAAACACGGTATTGCCAACTCGCTCATAAAT